GTTATTGAAATTAATGTAGATGATGCTCAACTGGAAGATAGAATTGACGATGCGTTGCAATTCTTTGCAGAATATCATTTTGATGGAGTAGAAAAGACTTATCTTAAACATCAAATTACACAAACAGATATTGACAATGAATATCTTACCGTTGATGACAGTGTAATTTCTGTTACAAGATTATTCCAGTTTAGTGAAGGTACTGTAAATCTTTTTGATGTTAGATACCAAATGGCATTAAATGATTTTTATGGATTAAGAAATCCTAACCAATCTTTGATGCACTATGATATAACCAAAAGACACCTTTCACTCGTTCAAGATATTCTTGAACCTGAAAAATCTATTAGATTTAGTAGAGTAACTAATCGACTAAAAATCGATATGAAATGGAGTGAAGATGCAACTCTCGGTGATTATCTTGTTGCAGAAGCATACATGGTTTTAGACCCAGAAACATGGCCAGAAATTTACAAAGATAGAATGTTAAAACGATATGTTACGGCAACATTTAAAAGACAATGGGGTTCTAACTTATCAAAATTTGACGGAATTCAACTTCCAGGCGGAGTTCAATTTAACGGTAGAGAATTAATGGAACAAGCACAAACAGAAATTGATAAAATAGAAGACCAAGTTCAAGAGATGTATGAACTTCCACCTGAATTTATAGTAGGTTAAAATGGCGACTAATAAGTTTTTCAAACATGCGATTAAGTCCGAACAAGGTTTAATAGAAGATTTAACCACAGAATCAATTAAAATCTATGGACATGATGTAATCTATATCCCAAGAACATTGGTTAATAAAGATTTCTTGTTTGGAGAAGATACTATTTCTAAATTTGAACAGGGTATCAATATCGAAATGTATATTTCCAGTGTTGATGGATTTGAGGGTGAAGGTGATTTTGCTTCTAAGTTTGGTATTCAAATAAAAGATACTGTGGAATTTGTTGTATCTAAAAAGCAATTTGAAAGATATTTATCTCACGAAAGTTCAATTAATAGACCTAGAGAAGGGGACTTAATATATCTTCCTCTCTCAAAGGGTTTGTTTGAAATTAAATTTGTAGAACATGAAAATCCATTTTATCAATTGGGTAGACTTCATTCATATAAACTTTCATGTGAACTCTTTGAATATAGTGAAGAAGATTTCACTACTGGATTTACTGATATTGATAGGGTTGAAGATATTTCAGAAAATATTGCATTCAACATTTATGTTACTGGCGGATATACCACTAACTATAGTGTTGGTGAATATGTTTATCAAGGAACTGCTGGATTTGGACCTAGTGGCGTAAGTGCATCATGGTATGCAACTGTTCTAAATTGGGCTACTGGAGGAACTGCTGGACCGGATGGTGCAGGATATAATTTACTAACCGTTGCAGGACCTTCTGGCGCAACAGGATTTGTTACAGGAACGAGTGTTACTGCTGGAGTTAGTGGTGCAAGTTCAGATGCATTCTATATCGCAGGAAATACATTAGACCCAGCGATACGAACGGTTGTCATTGCAGATGATTATGATGATGCAGATGATTTTGAAATGGGTGGGGATTCCATCTTTGACTTTACTGATACTGACCCATTCTCGGAGGGTAATCTATAATGGCACATAAGTGGATAGATTTAAATAAAATTATTATTAGAAATGCAAAATGTTTGACGACAGACAATTTACCAAACAAAATCCAGGACAAAGATTTCGGTCATTATTTATTCAAAATAAAAGATTCAGTTCATTATAAATCACTTGAAGATTCTGTTACATGTCCCAAGTGTGACGGAGATAAATGTAAACATTGCGATGGCAGGGGATACCATCTAAACTTGGACTTATATTTAGATTATTGTAAACACACTCAGCCAGAGAAAGACAGCGAATGGCACTCTAATCGTTATAAAAACCTTATAGATTCGTTCCATACTAATGGATTTGGAAAATGTCCCAGTGGAGAAAGAATTAGATTACATATTTTGCCAAATCAAGATGCATTTTTTTGCGTAGATGGGTCGCATAGACTGGCAGTTATTTTACGATACGGCCACCATAACGAGAGCAAAATTCCAGGCCACTATTTTGATATTGTTCCTTGGGACCCGCTTGGGAGGGGCCATCCTTCGGCACATCTATATCCGCGGATTAAAATGGAGGGTAATCTATAATGTTTACTACATTTTATCATAATTCAGTAAGAAACGTAGTAATTGCTTTTGGGTCTTTATTTAATGACATTTATGTTACTAGAAAAAATGCAGATGGAACTACAAAAGAACAAATCAAAGTTCCTATTTCATATGGACCTAGTGAAAAATTTATTAGAAGAATTAGCGAATCTAGTTCAATTACAGATGATACTAAAGTAGCAATTACTCTTCCAAGGCTTGGGTTTGAATTAACCTCTATGGACTATGATGGACAGAGAAAAAGAAATACAATGAGTCAGCGAACTCTTATGGCCGATACTGGTGTAACGAGTGTATCATTTGATTATGCAGAAGTTCCGTATAATTTTTCTTTTAGGTTGTCTGCTTTTGTTAGACATATGGATGATGGACTGCAAATAGTAGAACAAATTTTACCATACTTTACTCCAGAATTTAATGTTACTATTAATATGACCAGTCTTCACTCAAAAATTGACATGCCTGTTATATTACAATCTACTGCAATCACCGAAGACTATGAAGGCGATTTTGATGCAAGAAGAAATCTTCAATTTGATTTTGAGTTTTTAGCAAAATCTTATGTTTATGGTCCTGTCAAATCATCTAAAATTATCAAGCAAGTTGATGCAACAATATGGAACAGCGATTTTACAGGAAGTGGCGATGGTCTTTCTGGAGCAACAGGAGCATTATCAATGTTAGAAACTTTTGTTACTGGTCCTTCTGGTTCGGCATCTGCAATTGATGATTATTCATCAGATACACTAACATGGGTATTTGGTGCTTCTATGGATTACGCAGGCAATACATATAATACCAACCCATAAGGAGAATATAAATGTTAAATTTTAAAAAATATTTAAGAGAAAGTTTAAAAGAAGCGGCAGAATCGGCGAAGACCCCTGCGCCCATCAAGATACCGTGTGAATTTGAAGGACATTGTGCTTGGGTGATGAATCCTTGTTGTTTGATAGATAAAAATGGTCAATGTGTTGCTTGTTTTGAAGGATGGTGTTGTTGCAATGAAGACTGCGAATATGACCACATTGAATCCCACAAACCAGGCGCCACCCCAAGATGTTGTATTGAGAATACTTGCAACTGCATTAACCAAGATGGTACGGATTGGATTGCTTCCCAGAACCGGCCGCAAGCACAGAAAGGTGCAATGGTGGCGCCATCGGATGCAATATCAAAAAATGTAAAAGAATTATAATGGCAAAGAAAAAAGTGAATGAGCGCATCAGTGATGCATTAAATATAGAACATGAAGTGATTGAGGGTGATGTTATAGAAACAGAAATCGTACATACCCCAGAACCAAAACAAGTTCATCTTGAAAAAGATTATACTGATGTTCGAGATAACCTAAAAGATATTATTGATAAGGGTACTACTGCGATTGACGGTATTCTTTCTGTTGCATCCGAAGGGGAATCCCCTAGAGCATACGAAGTTGTTTCTCAACTCATCAAGAGTGTGTCGGAAGCAAATAAGGACTTGATATCCCTGCACAAGCAAATCAAGGACATCAAGAAGGAAGATGTTACTCTTAACCAACACAACACAACAAACCAATCTATCTTTGTGGGTTCTACAAAAGACTTGCAGGCCCTCGTAAAGAAAAATGTTCAACAGATAGAAGACATGAACGATGACCCATCCTAGAGATTCATATCTTGGAAACAAGAACCTAAAAGCATCCGATGTTCCAGTTAATTTTACTAAAGAGCAAGTAGAAGAATATCTGAAATGTGCTGATGACCCCGAATATTTTATTAGAACATATATTCAAATTGTGAATGTGGATGAGGGACTTATACCGTTCGATTTATATGACTTTCAATCTGATATTATAAACAAAGTACACAACCATAGATTTGTTATTGCCAAACTTCCACGACAGAGTGGTAAGTCTACTACTGTTATTGCATATCTTCTTCACTATGTTTTATTCAATGAAAGTGTAAATGTTGCTGTGCTTGCAAATAAACTTGCAACTGCAAGAGAACTTCTTGGTAGATTAAAACTTGCCTATGAACATCTTCCCAAATGGATGCAACAGGGAATCATGGAATGGAACAAAGGTTCTATTGAATTAGAAAACGGTTCAAAGATTCTTGCATCCGCAACTTCATCCAGTGCAGTTCGTGGTGGTTCGTTCAACATGATTTTTATGGACGAATTTGCATATGTCCCACAGGGTGTTGCAGAAGAATTCTTCAGTTCGGTGTATCCTACAATTTCATCTGGTAAGACCACAAAGGTTCTTATAGTTTCTACGCCAAAGGGACTGAACATGTACTACCGAATGTGGATGGATGCTGTAGAAGGAAAGAACAGTTATGTTCCCATCGAGGTCCAATGGAATGAAGTTCCAGGCAGAGATGCAAAGTGGAAAAAAGAAACTATTGCAAATACTAGTGA